ACGTAAGATACTTTATTTCTTGGGATGAAGCTGGAAAGAGATGGATTGGTAAAGACGATCAACAAAATTCATTCGCTTGGTCACCTGACACTTCATCTTGGATTGCTACAGGCAATTAAGTTAAAGAATTTTTAAACAGGAGTAAGTGACCTATGGCCAAAATCAATGGCGGTATTATCGGAGCATTAAATCCAACATCGTTTGGAAAGTGTACGGTTACATCTCAAACAACATCTGGAACATTAACAACGCAACCTGGAACTAGAGTTACTCAAACACTAATTGTTGCAGGTGGTGGTGGAGGTGGATCTAACGTCGGAGGAGGTGGTGGAGCTGGTGGTTATAGATGTGTAGAAGTTAATGTTTGTGGAGCAACAGCATATCCAATTACAATAGGTGCAGGAGGTGCAGGAGCACCAGGACCTAGTTCAGCAAAAGGAACAGCAGGAAGTACAACTTCTTTTTCATCAACTTCAGCTTCAGGAGGAGGTTCAGGTGGAGCAAGAAATTCAGCAGGTGGTCCAAATTTAGCAGGGGGTTCAGGTGGAGGAGGTGGAACTATTGATACATGTTCACCACAATCGCCACCAGCAGGTACAGCAGGACCTGGAAATTCAGGAAATTATACACCAGCAGAAGGTAATGCTGGAGGAGCAAATCCAGCAGGAGGATCTACAGCTGGAGGAGGCGGTGGAGCAGGTTCAGTTGGAACAGCTGCAGTTCCAGGAACAACAACTTCAGGACCAGGTGGATCAGGAGTAGCAAATTCAATTTCAGGAACACCAACTACTTACGCAGGAGGAGGTGGTGGAGGTGTTAATACAGGAACAGCAGGTACAGGAGGACCCGGTGGAGGAGGAGCAGGTTCAGGTGGACCTGGAGGTTCAGGAACAGCAGGAACAGCTAATTTAGGTGGTGGCGGTGGTGGAGGAGGAAGAGTTTCTGGAGCAGGCGGAACCGGCGGTTCAGGAATCGTTATCGTAAAAGAATTAAACAAGGCAAGTGGTGTTTGGAGCATTAAGAGTGCATTCAGTGCCGTGAAGAGCGGAACGTGGCCAAATGGAGCTATATCTTTAGGACAAAATTTTGATTATTTAGTAGTAGCGGGTGGAGGTGGAGGTGGTGGAGCATCAGGTGGAGGAGGTGGAGCAGGTGGTCATCGTACTTCATTTCCGGGGGGAACAAAATTAACATTAGATACTATAACTACATATCAAGTAACGGTAGGAGCAGGTGGTGCAGGAGAAACTTCTCCTTTTAATGCAGCTGGAGCATCGGGATCAGATTCAATATTTAGTACAATTACATCAACAGGTGGAGGTGGTGGAGGTACAAGAGGAGGTCCAACAGCAAAAACTGGATTATCTGGAGGATCTGGAGGTGGAGGATCTGGAGATGGAGGAACAGCAGGTTCTGGAAATACTCCGCCAGTAAGTCCTTCACAAGGAAATTCAGGAGGAAATGGTAGTGCTCCACGTACACCTGCAGGTGGAGGTGGAGGAGCAGGAGGAGTAGGTACAGCAGTTTCAAGTGAACAACAAGGGGGACCAGGAGGAGCAGGTACAGCAAATTCAATTACAAACTCACCTGTTACTAGAGCTGGTGGAGGAGGTGGAGGTGCAGTTCAATCAGGAGGAGGAAATTGTGGAGTAGGAGGAACTGGTGGTTCTGGAGGTGGTGGAACAGGTGGTACGGGTGGACCAGGTGTACCATGTGGACCAGGTTTAGGAACAGCAGGAACAGTTAACACTGGAAGTGGTGGAGGAGGTGGAGGAAATGCTTGTGGTGCTGGAGGAAATGGTGGATCAGGTATTATTGTTGTTAGAGGACCATCAGCAAGAACTTTTACAGTAGCACCAGGTACAAATACAACATCAACATTACCGGCACCAGCTGGAGGTTGTAAAGTTGCGACATTCACGGTTTCTGGAACACTGACTGTTAGCTAATAATTCACACACTTGACATTTATTCTATAAATTTATATATAGGATTTAGAAATGAACCTTCAGAATTATTACTACTACTTTCAAAGCGCACTCACGCCTAGATTTTGTGATGAGTTAATTAAATATGGAAAATCACAACAAGAACAGTTAGCACTTACAGGTGGTCAAACTGAAAAAGTTAATAAAGGAAAACCACTTGATGATAAAGACATAATAGATTTAAAAAAGAAAAGAGATTCTAACATCGTCTGGTTATCGGACCGATGGATATTCAAAGAGATTCAGCCATTCATACATCAAGCAAACAGATTAGCTGGTTGGGATTTCCAGTGGGATTTTTCTGAAGCATGTCAATTTACTAAATATAAATTAAATCAATTTTACGACTGGCACTGCGACTCTTGGGAGTCTGCATATGCAAATAAAGATAATCCAGATACATTTGGTAAAATTAGAAAACTTTCTGTCACTTGCAGTCTGTCAGCTCCAGAAGATTATGAAGGTGGAGAATTAGAATTTGATTTTAGAAATACAGATCCTGATAAACCAGCAATAAGAAAATGTGCTGAAATTAAACCAAGAGGAAGTATAGTTGTTTTCCCATCCCACGTTTGGCATCGCGTGAAACCAGTTACAAAAGGAACTAGATATAGCTTGGTGATTTGGAATCTTGGTTACCCATTTAAATAATATGCCAAATAAAGATCCTATAAAACAAAAAGAATACTATAGACAATATAACATATTAAATTTTGAAAAAAGAAAACAACAAAGATTAGCAAGGAAAGATGAAATTAAAAAATATATGAAAAAATGGAGAAAAGAAAATAAAGAACATGTTATTCAATATAGAAAAGATAATTATAATACAAAAGAGAACACAGAATATTGTAAAAAAAGACAAGAAAAATATCCTGAATATTATGCAAAATATCGTAAAAAATATAATAGAAGAAAAAATGTAATTGCTAGAAAAAGAGAAAATAATTTAAAAAAGAAATATAGAATAGATTTAAAAGATTATAATAAAATGTTTAAAGAACAAAAAGGTAGGTGTGCTATTTGTAATAAACATGAAAAAAAATTAAATACTATATTATATGTAGATCATTGTCATAGAACAAATCAAGTAAGAGGTTTACTATGTAATAGGTGTAATTCAGGTCTAGGTTATTATGAAGATTTTGATAAGAATGCAGTTGAAAAATATTTAAAAAAATATAGAAATAAACTTAACTAAAGGAGAGAGAAGATGGCAAAAACAGATCAATTAAATTCATCAATATATTTTAGCACACCAGTTTACTCTATAGAAATTCCAGAGTGGGTAGATCATGTAGATAAAGTTTGTGATAAATATATTAAAGCTGCAAAAGAAAATAATAAAAAAGCTATTAAACAACGTGAAAAAGAATTAGGTAAAAAAGTAGGTGATTTCTCCATGAGTCATCACAGCACTTCTCTTGTGGGAGATCCAGACTTAAAAGAATTACAAGAATATATTGGTTCAACTGCATGGAATGTTTTAGATCATATGGGTTATGATTTAACTAACTATGAATTATTTTGGACTGAATTTTGGGTTCAACAATTTGCAGAAAAAGGCGCTGGGCATCATACGCCACATACGCACTATGACAACCATATTAGCGGTTTTTATTTTTTAAGATGTTCAGATAAAACATCTCTACCAGTATTTCACGATCCTCGCCCCGGCAAGCTCATGACACAATTACCTTTAAAGAATGAAAAAGAAATTACGTTAGGAACTGATAAAGTACATTATAAACCAAAACCTGGAACAATGATATTTATTCCAGCGTATTTAACACATGAATATATTGTTGATGCAGGTATTGAAGATTTCAGATTTATTCATTTTAATCTACAAGCTGTAAGAAAAATGATTACTGATACAGTAAGAGTACAAGCTAGAGCAGAAAATAAAACAGAAACTAAAAAGGAGAAAAAATGAGTTTTAAAAAAGATAAGTATGTAGTTATTAAAGAAGCGATATCGGAAGATCTTGCAAAGTTTTGTTATGATTATTTCATGATGAAGAAACAGGTCGCGCGCACGATGTTTGATAATAAATATATTTCACAATTTACTGAATACTTTGGTGTATGGAATGATCAACAAGTTCCAGATACCTATTCACATTATTCTGACATTGTAATGGAAACATTAC